CTGCTTTGGTCTCAACCTTCGGCTCTGCCGATTCGGTCGTAATCTCGGGTTCTGGGGGAGTTGGGTCAATCGTGTCGGGTGCGACAACTTCGTTTTCCATTTATCTCATCCTTTTCATTTGGTCTAAAGTCAACTTAATCATTTCTTTGCGCTCTGGCATGGGTCGATTATGCAACCGATTCGCCATCTCTACATTTAAATTTGACATTTTCATGGGTGCTATGGGTGCGCCTGGTCGATCAAACTCTTGCACCATTGCCACTTGCCCACGAAGACGCTCGTTGTGAGCTGCCTTCTTTTTGTTCCACTCTTGTTGAGCATACTTGACATCAGAATGCCCCATCTCAATGGAGTCTGTGCGCTTTAGGTGCTCACGCCATTGGGCGCGTCCCTCAATCATCACCCCGTCAGGTGACATGAAAGGGGCTATATCGCCCATTACAGAATATCGCTCATTAGGTGGGCCGAGGTGCTTTTCGTAAGGCTCTGACCCGTCAGATGGAAATACCCAAGTTTGTCTCACATCATCTCCAATATCATTGCAATGTCTTCTTCATCTCGCTTCAATCTAACCTTATTTTCTAAGGTTTTGACCTTTTCCATCAGCGAATCATAATCAATTTGTTTTCTGACCGCAATCTCTATTGTTTGCTCAGGCGCAGATGTAATCTCCTCCCTCACCTCTGGCGGTAAACCAAACAAAGCCTCTTTGAGTTTCTGCTTCCTCTGAGCCTCTAGTTTGCGGTCTTTTGCCCATTCAGCATCGCGCTTTTTCTCGTCAAAGCCAAAGTGTCCACCAATCGGTAGTGCTGTTGGAATGGGTGTAGCTGCGCTTGGAACGCTTGCAAATGGCGTTTGACTAAATGCCGATATACCAAACATTTAGCCCCACTTTGCGGCTAGTCCGTCCGCATAAGTCTTGTTAACAATGTCGTTGGCTGCGCTTGGGGCTGTTGATACTGTGCCTGTCGTTGCGCTTACATTGAGAAATGTCGCATCTTTTGGGGTAGTCGCACCTATCGTCATGTTGTTGATCGTTCCTACATTTGTAGGGGCAACCTCGATTGAGCCTGACCCAGTAGGCTTTATGTGGACATGACCCGTACCCGTAGGGCTAATATCTATCTGAGCATTAGAGCCATTTAGGTTGGTCGATACATTAAGGGAGATATTGTCACCACCGCCACCACCCATGCTGATCTGGGTTGTGCCTGCGGAGTTCTTGAGGGATAAACCGCCCGAGTTAGTCGCTTGGACTGTTGGTGTCGTGACCTTCGTAAAGGTTACATCTGTGCCACTTGTTACCGCCACGCTTGATGGCAAGGTTACAAATACATCCTTAGTTCCCGTGGCAAGATCAAGTTTTGAGCCTGTGGAGGAGGAAATTACAGTAGTTCTCGCTAGAGTTCCCCCGTAATAAGTCCCAATCCCCACCTCCCATTGAGCACCGCCTGCAATCGTGTAATAGGTCGTGTTGTTGTTACCAATGACCTCAAATGATTGATAACCCTCTACCGACCCGTCTAGCGTGATAGTTCCCGTTCCTGTTGAGGTAGAGGTTTGTCTTACCCGATCAGCAAGGGCTAGGCTCATGCTACTTCTACTCCAATGACTAGACCATCAGCACCCCTCACAACCTTCTTAGGCGCGTTAAGTCTTTGCATTGCCTCGCCAATGTTTTGCATGGTCTGTCCATGTAGGTTAGCCATCTGGTCGTGCATGAGTGCCATCTTGTCCATTGCTTGAACGATAGTCCCACCCAATTCATTGGTGATCTGAGCAGAGGCAGCCTCAATGACGGGGAGGTCAACGCCAGGGTTACTTCCAATCCTTGCCACCATGATCTTGGTCGCAGCGTCCAATTCGGCTTTCCAACGCTCGTATTCCTCTTTGCCTTGCATTTCACGGGCTTTGACTTGTAACTCGTTATTGGCAAGTTGTAGGGCAAATTGTTCTTTCATTTGCTCTAACTGCATATCTGCTTGGGCTTTTGCCTCTTGCATTTGCATATCAAGTTGGGCTTTTGCTTGTTCAAGTTGAGCCTGTGCTTGCATCTTCATTTGCTCGGTCTGGGCGGAGGCTTGCATACGCATCTGCTCTGCTTGCTGTTCAGCCTGTAACTTGAGCATCTCGGGGTCTTGTTGAGGCGGTTGCTGTTGCGCCATCTGTGCTTTTTGTTGTAAGGCTTGCATGGCTTGCTCAATAGACGATTCAAGACTGCGACCAGCCCTAAATCTGCGTACTGTAAACAAGAGCATCTCACCAAACAAAGGCAACATCTCTGGGGCTTGTTGCACCATAGGTAAGCCGTTTTGCAAAAACCCTGTAATAGCCTCAATAGCCTCAACCGCGCTCTGTTTCTCGGCTTGCTCGTCAATTTGGGCTAATGTGTCTGCCTCGACTTGAATGTGGAAATCACGAATTGTGCTGTTTGAGAGCATCTGCACCGCAGCTTGCAACAATTGCGGATTCTGACCTTCTGGCGTGTTCATCACCCCAGACATCTCAACAATTAACTCTGGAGGGTAGAACTTACAGACGATCTGCGCCTTGATGCGGAACAGATCAGTAGCAAATCTAGCCACATCGCCCTGAGTAGCCCTCAGTCTCAGGCTACCAAAGTTGGCTTTTAGTTGTTGAGCACCAAGGGTTTCGTTTGCGTTAGTAGCCCCCCTAAGAACATCTGATATTCCCGAGATTTCGTAGATAGACTGCTTGACAACCTCACGGGATTGATAAAGCTGCTGTAAAGTCTTGATGATGGCACTTGTGTCCATCATGTCTATTGCGCCTTTTAGCCCACCCTTTTCGCTCATGGCTGCCCACGCGGTCACAGGGAACAATTTGTTATCTACGCCCTCTGTAAATAACCGCCCAAGTTCCTTGAACTCAGCGTTAAACACACCGACCGCCTTGCAAGCCTTCACCAATAGGTAAATGCGCTGTGTAAGGTTGTCTAGTTCTTGGGCTTGGTCTTCATATTCGCAGTAGTCTGGTACTGGAATCATCGAGCCGTTTGTCGTAGTAGCCAATAAAGGCTTTGGACAAGGGAAAAACCCCTCTAATTCGAGAGGGTCATCACGCTCATCAAGTGCTTGGGGGTATCCCTTGGCAACCCAACAAACCTTCTTTGTGCGTTTGTTCCATATCTCAGCGACTTTAGCCTTCTTCCCGTAGGTCGCTTTGGCGGTCATTGGGTTTTTGGAGTCTATATCATCATTTTGGTCGTGCAATGGCACATTCTTGAACACATCACCAAAACGCTCGATACCCTCTTCGGGTGTCATGTAGACCCAACGGCTTACCCACCACACTTCATCCCATGTTCGGGCGGGTGAATGGAGAAAGTCTGTCCAATAGACATAATCCACAGGGCTGTGCGCTGAATCAACGCGCTCGATTTCCTCTGTGTTGGTGATCTCAATGCCTTCGTCTGGCTCAATGCCTGTTGGCATTTTTGGCTCTTGAGGCTCTTGTCCAACAATGATTGGCTCGTAACGCACCCACGCTGTACCGCGACCAGGCAATAGGCGGTCTTGCACCACGCCTTGCATAGCAGAGTCAAAATCACCAAATTGGGTTACCTCATACTCGATTACGCGCTCTAGCATCGTAGAGGCTAATCGACCTACGGGGTCTTGATCGCTATATCTACGGGAGACTTCTGGCTTTGCCATGCGTCCGTAGAGTGCAGGGAAGAGCACAGAAATGTTTGACCACAGGATGTTGAACTTCATCCTTGGCATCTCGATGGCATCGCGCTCGTCTCGGTAGCGTCTTACTACCTTCTTACCGCGCTTTTCCCACTTGTCAAAGACCTTGGCGGCTTTGTCTAGTTGGTCGTGCCAGAACGGGCCTTGATCTTCCTCATAAGCCCCATCATCGTAGGCGTTCTCGTACATATTAAGCCGCGTAGAAGAATGTCACATCCAATGCGCTACCGCCAATTGTCGCGTAGAGGCTGTTACTTACATAAGCAGGAAATCGGTGAAAGCCAATCGCAGGCGTTATCGTCCCACTCATTACTTCACCACCTGCCCCACCATTACGCAAGACCAAAGTGCCGATTGTTGTGTTGTTCACATAGAACCCGATAAGTTGACAAGCCCCTGTCGAGACCGCCCCCGTTGCTGTGATGTTCTTATATCCACCGACTTCTGCTACTGGTTGGCTCATATCCGTTCCTCTTTATGTGTAGTTTCAAAATCCCACAATTCGTCTAGCGTTATCGTCTGTAAAGTCTTCCCTTTGGGTTGGGGTTCGTTTGACTTGTCTTGACGATATGCGACTGCAAGCATTCTAAACGCATCTGCGGGGTGTGAACACCAGTCATGCCTTGGAGTTTGACGAAAAGTTTTCTTGTCCTCATCATATT